CCTTTTCAGTTCTGTAGGGAGTGTTATCAGTCTTGTACAAAGGACCATAGTTATGACCCCATTTTTCAGATGCCACGATGGAAAGCATTTGGCAGCATTCCAGCGGCATCTTGACGATGTGTTTGTCGGGAAGGCAGATAGCACTCTCGGCAGGCCAAGGAGAAGTTACGAAGATGTTCATCCAAAGGTAGAATCAGGTTCCAGAGCAATATAATAGCAGAGGTTGTACTTGGGATTCGTAAACTGTGACAGAAGTTTAGAAGACACTACCACGTCATAGGCACCAGGAATAATCTTGATGTTTTCTACCTTGAAATTAAAAGTGAACTCTTTATCAGTCTCACCAACTACAATGGCATATTCGTTGGAAGTATCATTCTTCTTATCACGAACCACCAGTTTGATGACTCCATTTTCGCCAACAGCAGAAAGGTCGGGAAGTTGATACACTGCTGCTGCCTTGACCAGTTTTTCCAGAGAAGTGCTATCCAGTTGGAAGCAAACATCTTGTGAAGGCAGTTGAATGTCCTTATCGGGGGGAGAAATAATCACATTGGGGTCGGCAAAGAAATACTTCACACGACGCTTTCCTTCCTTAATACTCAGATGCGACTCTTCAGTAAAGTCAAGGTCGGGATCTTGATGAAGACTCAGACCGTTCAGAAACTGGTTGAGATCATAAATCGCAAAGTCACGGGGGAACTCTTCAGTGATTTCTGCTTCTGCCAAAATGTTTTTGGCAACAGAAATAGTCCGAAGACGATTACCACTCTTTACAAGAATAGAGTTATTGATACCAGCAAAGTTCTTGAGAAGAGCAAGGGTATTGTCAGAAAGTTTCATAGTTTTGTTTTGGAGTTTCATAATCAACGGAATTCAGTAAGACCATTATCTTTACGGGAGTAGTGCCCGTCGAAGTGGAGGAGAAGCATAGCATAGTGAATGACTTTGAGGAGGTCACGCTTATTGCGTCCATCTTTATCACCATAGCGGCTACCATACTTGAGAATATTTGCCTGACAGAAAGGAACTGCCAAATCTTTTGCTGCCATCAGATCAATCGTTTGCGTATCCTTGTACGCTTGATTGTGACCACAATAGTGACTACCATAAGTGCTGGTCACATAGTCTTGAATGTCTTTGAGAATTTTATCTTCATCATATTTCCAAAGATGGTTTTTAGGTTCGCTCATAACAGGTTTTTTACCAAAAAAAACTTCGTTCGGTTTATCGGAAAGAATAAATTGATATTGATTTGGATCTAGTTTGGTGCGATCTTGCCAATCACCACCCGAAAATCTAGATCCAGTAACGTTTGTGCCGAAATTATCGGGATAAGGATATTCGTCCATAATAAAGGGGAAGGGTCATAATTTACCTTCCCCAATTATATCAGAAAACTGCGTCTGAGGCAAATGCGGCACGAACTTCTGCTTCAGAAGGACCAGTGGGCATTTGGAAGTCAGCATCCACTTTATCATAGAGTTCCAGGAAAGACTGTTTGGTTTCATCGTCAAAGCGATTCACACACACTTGGATTGCCTTTGCCTTGTCTTGGAAGATGCTATAGGCACGGATGATGTGGACCAGACGGCGGGTGCTAATAATTTCCTCAATACCACCATCGTAGAAGGTCTTGCGGATAATGTCTGCCCAGTCAACCAGACGCTTACAGAAGTCACGGTCTTCCACACCCAGATCCAGAGCGATGCCCTCAAGGATCTTCTGCTCAGTAGCAGGAGCAGGATATCCTTGCTCAAAGGTCACAGGGAAACGCTCAAGGAATGCTTCATTGAGAACGTTGGTGCCGATAAAGCGCCCGTCATCAGAACCCTTACCCTTGGTGTTGGCGGTGGCGAACACGTTGAAACCAGCGGCAGGTTTCACGAAGCGACCAATTTTTTTCAGGAAGACACCTTTACCTTCAAGGACAGATTGCAGACACAGAATCTTATTAGAAGCAAGGTCAATCTCATCCAGAAGCAGAATCGCACCACGCTCCAGTGCTTCAATCACAGGACCATTGTGCCAGACAGTCTCACCATTCACCAAGCGGAAACCACCGATCAAATCATCCTCGTCGGTTTCGATGGTGATATTCACACGAATGAGTTCACGCTTAAGTTGAGCACACGCTTGCTCCACACTGAACGTTTTACCGTTACCCGACAGACCCGTAACGAACGTAGGATAAAAGATACGGGACTGAATAATTTTTTTAATATCGTTAAAGTTACCAAACTTGATGAAGGTATCATCTTTATCAGGAATAAGGTTTTGTTCAGCGGCAGGAAGCACGGCAGGGGCAATGAAAGAACGCTCAATCTCTTCAACACGTTCTTGAGTCACTTCCAGATTCCAACGACCACGACCAGTCTTGTAATTTTCCAGGCGGCGGGTCACAGTCTGAACATTCAGACCACGAGAAGCACAAAAACCTTTCAGGTCACCAGAAGTAATTTCGGAACCATACAGTTCTTTAATGGACTCAATCAGTTGGGCGTCGTTCACAGCAGACTTGCGAGACATAATGTAGTTAGGTGGTTTGTTTCAACAAAGTAATTATACAAGAAAAAAGAGGGCAACTGAGTGCCCCCTGTGACAGTTTGAGAAGTGGTTACTTGGTTCCTTTTTTTGCTGTTCCCTTTACAGGTGCTGGTACTGGTGCTGGTCTTTCAAATTTTGTACCATCCTGAACTAATCCATCACCATCACGATCTGTTGCATTCTCATTAAAACCTGGTTCTGGAGCAGGTGCTGGTTCTTGAAATAAGTCTGAAAATCTACTCATTAGATCTAATAGAATTCTTTGAAATATTTATCAAGCAACGAGTTCCATAAACTCTCCAAGAATTTTTTTATTCATTTTCTTGGACTTCAAACTCTTCACAAAAGCAGATTTAATTTGTGCTTTGGATGCATCTTCAGCAACATCAAATTCTGTATCTTGGGCAAGAGCAGTAGCAGAAAGACCAAAATAAGAATGATAACCAGATTTTTTAATAGTGAATGCTTTTTCTTTACGCCAAGCAGTCATTACTTTATCATAATCAGGACCATAATATCCACAATAACGGCGAATAAAGTTGCCAGCATCACGGGACTCAAGAACACGAATACCGATAAAGTTAATATCAGCAAACTTATCCCGCAGATTGCGAAGAAAAATATCGGTCATTTGATGCCATTCACAATCCAGAGAATAGGTGTTTCCAGTCTTACGATCACGCAAGAATGAACCAAACCCAATACCAGCAGTCCCCAGAAAAGGACCATCTTCCCATTGACGCTTCACTTCACGATGGTACTTAATACCACACGCTTCACCATCAGTCAAAATCACACACTGAACTTTCTGAAGTTTATTCTCTTTCTGAAACTTAGGTAGAATCTGATGAAGAGAAATGAGTGCCTCATTCAAAGGAGTTCCTGAAAGGGAAAGACCCAGAGGAATAGAATAACGAGCATAGCAGTTGCGTCCAAAAGAATAAGCAAGGCGAAAGATATTTTTCATCTGTTCTTCCAAAGTCTTACCATTCACTTGACTTGTCAGAAGGTTCATCATAGAAAACCATTCACCAACTTGGATCAGACCATCCTTTTTCTCATAAGCAAGTTCACGGAGAGTTGCCTTACCATTCTCATCATAAGAAACAAGAGGATAGTCGGTCGTGAAGGCATATACCTCAAACGGAATCGCAACTTTTTTACAGAACCAAACAAGGTTGAAAAGTTGCTTGACCGTATCCAGCATCACATCGCACATCGAACCAGACCAGTCCAAAACGAACACGAGACCATGATTCTTGCCGTTAGCAAGAGTTGTAACCTTCCTGAACAGGTCTTCATTATATTTGTAAGTATGAAGTTTGGAACAATCCAGAACACCAGTGCGAGCAGTCGTAGCACGGGCATAGGAATCTGCTGCCTTACGACATTCAAACTCTTTGACCAGATAATTGACTTCTTTTTGAGCAGAACGCTTAAACTCTACAAACTGCCGATCAACTTCACCAAAGAGGTCTTCATACTTATATCCAGTATTTTCCGAAAAAGAGTCCCAAGATTCTTTACAGTTAGAATGAATCTGAGCATTTGGAACAATAACTTTTTTCAGATCAAGTTTAGGCAGTTCCAAATAGACATTTTCAGGACCACTATTATTGACGAGTTCTTTCAGTGCCTCTTCCAGAGACTCCATCGTCTTGACTTCAGGTTCCTCATTCTTCTCACCACCCCGTTCTTGAGTGGTATCACCCATTTTTGGGGTGGTTTCACTAGAAGCAGAACCTTCAGAATCATTAGACTCAGGTTGATCATTCTCACCTTCCTGCTGATCACTAAAATCAGAAGCAGGTTGATTATCTGCACCACTCTGCTGCGACTCAAGATTATCCAGAGAAGTCTTGGTTTCTTCCTGTTGCTTATGCTTACAATACTTATAGAGTGCCTCTGCGGCAATCAGAACATCGGCAAAGGTCTCCGTATCAGCAATCAGATTGATAATTTCAGTTTCTTCACCACGCTCAATAGGAATATCAACGTAATTACCAATCTTAAACCACAAATTTGCACGGTCAGCAAGATTATAAGTTTCCAGATTGTCGTCTTTGATTTGGAAGAAATCGTCGTCGGCAAGTTCCCGATAACCGTTGAAGAAGGTCTTGGCAAGACCAGCATAACGACGCTTCATTAATTTCTCAATACGAGCATCCTCAACCACATTCACGAACTGGGGCGGAATCTTGTGCTCCTGCAACCAGTCCTCATCAGGCGTATAGAGAGCGTGACCGACCTCGTGACCCACCAGAAGGTCATAGACGGTATTGCTAGCACGTTCCCACATCGGCAGGGTCAGCACACGGGTATGGACGTTAAAGCAAGCAGTCTCTACCTTCTTGTGCTCAACCACAAGGTCTTCGGTGGCAAGAAGTTTAGCAAGTTGGGACTTGATTTCGTGGCGGACGGTCATAGGTTTGATTTCTTATGGAACCATCATACAAAAAAAGAGGGTGGTGAAACCCTCTTATGTGCCAGTTTGAAAAGTGGTTCAGTTTGGATTTTCGCCAAACTCACGTCTTGCTTCTCTTTCAGCAGGATTTAGATTTCTTCTTCTGGAAGCAGCTTCTTCTGTCCCATATGGTTTTCCAGTTAGTCTATCAACGTGTCCTCTCTTTTTAGCATCATCAGAAGCTTCCTTACGTTGAAGTTTTTTACGATTTGCTTTGAAGTCCTTCATAGTCATACCTTCAACAATATCTTGCTTCCACTCTTCACTCATATTTGCCATAATAGCAATTGCTGCCTTGTTGGTATTAGCATAACCTTCGGCAACTAGGTGCTCAAGGATATGATCAAAAAGGTCGGTTTCTACTTCTTCCTTTGCCTGCGCCTTAAACATAGCGGCTGCAGCAACTCTTTTACCTGCTTCTTTTGAACCATACTGTTTTGCTGCTTTTGCTGCAACTGCTTCAAATCCCTTACCCTTTTTGCCAATATCCTCACCCGCTCTCGCTCTCTTAGCAAGTTTTGAACGCTCCTCAGCAGAAGGCATTACTTTTTTACCAGTTCCAGTAGCAATCTTCTTTTCTTCAAGAGTTTCTTCTGAAACTACTTCTTCAGATTGCGAATAAACAGAAGCATAAGCCTCCATCAAATCTTTAACGTGTTTTGCTTCCATTGTTACAAATACTTTTTTAATTATTTATTATTTTTCTTTAGTTCTGCAGCAGCTTTAATTGCACCCTCTTCACCTTCACCTCTAAAACGTGCTACTCGTGCAGCATCTAGCTCAGCACGAGTAGCTGCTCTTCTTTCATAACTTACACCACCAGGAGTTACATTTTTTGATTGTAGTGTTGGTGGTTGTGGTTTTACTACTGGTTTAGCAACAGGTTTTGGTACTGATGGTGTTCCTGACCCAACAATTTTTGGACCAACAACTGGAGATCCCTTAATTTGTTTAGCTTTAGCAAAAGCAGTATCACGAGCATTTGCAAAACGTGACGCAGGTTCCGCATATTTACCAAACTGTCCAGTTTGAGCGGCATACTTAGCTGTTGCTTGTGCTCTTGCTTTTTGTTGAGCATCATATGCTGGACCAGATTTTGGAGTATCTCCTTGAAGTTGCGTTAATCCAGCGATAGTTCCTGCTCTAAGTGCAGTTGGAGCAAGTCTACTAAGAGTGTTAACAGATGATACTGGAGAAGGTGGTTTTGGTGGAGTTCCAATTTGAAATCTTGCTGGAGGTTTTGCTGGTGAAGGAGCAGACCCTTTAAAAATATTTGTTAAATTGGTTGGACCACCTGGAGGTTTAATAGGCACACTTTTGGGGTTTGCCATCATTCTCCACATTTGAGCAGCCTGCTTCAACATCTCAAGACGACCTTCATCAATATTCACCATCATCTCAAGAGATTCTTCTTTAGTATTACCCTCTTCTATAAGTCTATTTAAAACAAAATCATAAAAATTTTCACTCTCTTCAATAATCTCACCATCTGGTTCATAATGTGCCTTTTGCAATCCACTTTTAGGAATTACAACATCACTAGGTTTACCTAATCCTTGTTTTTGAATAATTTCTCCAAGTTTTTTTGCTGCTGTGGAATCAGTTGGAGAACTTAAAGGAACTCCAATTTGCTGCTCATAAACTTTTTGATATGCTTCAATTAAATTTTTATATTCCTGCGACTTCATCTTAAAAAAAATACTTTTTAGATATTTATAAACGAAGAAGCGTCCCCGTGTTGGAGACGCTTCTTGAGTGCTTGGCGACGTGCCTTTGCTTGTCGGAGTGCTTGCGGTTTCAGTTTCCGCTTCTGCTCCTTTTTAGAGTGGTGTTGCCAATTTGGAGTGTTCATCAGTCTTGTGTTTGTGAGGACATCATACGGGAAAAACCCTTGACCTTTTCGAACCTTATGACACTTTCAAATTTGTCATGTAAGTCAGTCTTATGAGAAATCACAAATATATTAGCATCCTTAATCACATAACGAATAATCTTAAGGAATTCATCGGTGCCGAAACCATCAAGTGAAGAATCAAATACCTCATCCATAATCAGCAGATTGGTATTGACGGAATTTTTGACTCGGGCGACTTCTCTCCAAGTGAAGAGTAGGGCAAGGTCGATTCTCATTTTTTCACCTTCACTGAAGGAACTATAAGAAAAGTCTTCGTGAATAGGTGATTTTACCGTTTCGTTGAATTCTTCATCAAGATGGAAGTTAATGTAAAAATCCATCATCTGAAGATAACGATTCACCTGCTGATTTATGAAAGGAAGATACTTCTTGATGATCTTCGTCTTTACACCATCGTCCTTAAGTAAGGAGTAGGCAAAATCGTAATAAACGATTTCTTCTTTTTTCTTTGAAAGGTCTTCGAATGTTTTTTGGAGATTGGTTTGAAATTCTTCTAACTTCTCATGCTCAGTATTTCTGTTTGCAAGGTTTTGGGTAATAGTTTGAATTTCAGATTCAAGATCTCGAATTTGTCTCTGGTTGAGTGATATCCGAGTATTGTTTTGAGAAATCTCATGATTGAGTTTCGTAATCTCCTTAGAAAGAACTGTGAATTGACGCTCTCGTTCCTGTTCTAACTTTATAGTCTCCTCAAGTTCTTGAAAACCTTTCTGGAGTTCCTTTGCTTTATTTTGAGCGTCTGCAATTCTATTTAACCGAAACTCTTCTTCTATAGTTTGCGTACAAGTGGGGCAGACCGTATTTTCTGTGAAAAACTTATGTTCTTTGGTAATAGCAGATACTTTCTGGGAGATTTTACCCTTAAGATTGTTAAGCTTTACTAACTTATCATCTGCACCGATTACTTCTTCCTGCTCTTTAGCATAAGCAAAAATTTGCTCTTCAGTTTTAGCATTTTCGGTCATATAAATGCCAACTTCTGCATCTAAATTGGCAATCTTATCTTTATTGGCATTTATATTGGCATTACCACGATTCTCAAGTTCTTCAATGAAGCTTTGTTGCATCTTCATCTTATCCTTAAGAGTTTCTTTCTTAAGGTCAAGAGATTTAATCTGATCTTTCTTTTCACGAATCTTATCCTTAATGAGATTATTCATCGCAGAGAAAATACGAATATCCAAAAGATCTTCAATCACTTCTCTACGATTAGAAGTAGTCAATTGCATAAACGGCACAAAAGTGCTGCTACCCAAAATTACAATTTGAGTGAAAGATTTATAGTTAACCTTAAGAATATTCTCTTCTAGAATTCTTTGATTTGCTCTATCGTCTGCTTCTTTATGCAGAGGAACACCATTTACTTCAATATCAAAAATATTTGGTTTAATACCACGACGAACAAGATAATCCCTACTATTCACAGAGAATTCAATCTCTACAAGACAATCTTTTTCGTTTGTGGTATTAACCAGTTGCGGTTTATTAATCCGCCTAAATGGTTTATTAAAAAGAACAAAAGTAAGTGCATCCAGAATTGTGGATTTACCTGCACCATTTGTTCCAATAATCAAATTTGTATGGTGTTTTTCAAAATCAACTTCTGTCCAATGGTTTCCAGTAGAGAGGAAGTTGCGCCATTTAATCTTGTGAAATACTAACATTCTTAGGAGGAATAACGATATCGTCAGGTGTGATCACAGCATACTTGTAATTATAAGTCTTACAGGTCTTTATTGCAAGCTCATCATCAACTTCTACAACTTCCATTTCAGTTTCTTCTTGATCCTCAAGCATCAAGGCATAACGAGTAGCATCATCTTCTTCCTCAAACAAAAATAAGACTTTATGACCATATTGGTCTTGAACTGCATATGCTCCGTCGTCTTTTCTGTCTTTGAGTGTAAGAAGAAACATTTATTCTACTTCGCAAGCTTGTTTATAAAGATCTTGGAATATTCCCTTGATGACATTCTTATCAAACTCAAACTCTGCCTCATCAATATATCTATTCAAAATAGAAATCGTGCTCTCTTCTTCATCAATCTCAAAATCTTCACTTTCTTGAATATCAAAGTTTTCAACAATTTTAAGTTCTTGAATACCAGCAGTATAAAGTTTATCAATAAATTTTTCAAAATCTTTTGGTTTGGATTTCTTACGGACAATCACCTTAACAATCTTATTTTCATATTCAGTTGCATCAAACAACTGATACGGAGTATCCTCATAATAAATGTGATAAAACAATTTATAAGGATTATTGATTGGAATATGAGTGAGGGTTTCCGTATCAAAGATATGAAAACCACGAGTATCATTCACATCCGTCCAATACATTTCGTAAGGATTACCCAGATAAAAAACCTTACCATTATCAGAGCGAGTATGATAATGCCCAGAAAATACTTTAGTGAATTTATCAAAAATCTTTGGATCCGTTCCGTGATCTTCCATAATCAAATTACGATTCACACGGAAACCCTGAAGTTCCAAATGACCCATTGCAACTTTTGCTTTGGACTTTTTGATTTGATTGAGAGTTTCTTCATAGTTCTCACTACAAATCCAAGGCACCATCATAATATTCAGACCGCCAACTTTAATGGTTTGTGGAGAACTATAAGTCCGAATATTGGGATAGGTCTGAAGAAGCAAACTTGGAGAATTGACGCTATTGGTATTCTTATAGTAACAGTCGTGATTACCAACAACCATATGAACCTCATAATTCCTCATAGGTTCAAATACAACTCTCTTTGCCCATTCCAAACTTTGATAATCAATTGACTTGCGACTATCAAAGGCATCACCCATATGAATGACTGCCTCTACCCCGTGCTCTTTCAAGGCAGGAAAAAAGACATTCTTATAAAAGAGTTCAAAGTGATCGTGAAGATACTTAGAACCTTTCCTCGCGCCGAAATGTGTGTCCGTCAAAATGGCGATTTTCATAATAATTTATTACTTTTGCGGATGTTTTCAGTAGCGGTCAAAATTTGTAAATTATCTGGATGATGCTTCCCACCTTTTGAAATAGGATGAATGTGATCTACGTGGTGTGGAATACCAGTTTCCTCTGTAATTCTAGCACATTCTTTGTAGATAAACAATATACGATTGTGCTCTTCTGCAGTTAATTCTGGCGTTTCACCAAATTTTTTGGATCTATATCTATATGTTTTGTTATTTGTTTTTTCTTTTGTCCTATAAGGTTTCATCAATTCTTCATTATTGAGTTTTTTAATACCTTCTTCTCTAACACATTTAACACATCCATAGGTAGAAACATATTTTTCATATGTCCCACATTTTTTACAAGGTGTTCCAGACAGATAAATTTTTTCTCCTTGTTCTTTTGCCTTTGCTCTATTTTGTTGAGAAATTTTTGGATATTGATTAGGCATAGTGCTCCATAGTGTTATTTTATTTATACACTATGGAGCGTTTAACGATTATTGCGATACTGAATGGCGTCTTTAATACTATTATAGTCGCTACTGTGCCCAGAAAGCAAGCTATCGTCAACCATCATAACCTCATCAAACCCAGTGCGTTCGATAATCTTGGTCTTAATATCTAACTGCTTCTTTTCCTTTTGAATTCTTCTCAGAAATGCATAGTGAATAATCTGAGTGAAGTAAGCAAAAGGATTCTTTGATTTCTCTGGATCAAAATTGTGAATGTATTGGACGCAGTTTTCTATTCCATCAGAGATCATATCATCCCTGAACATATAGTTAACAAAATTAGGTTTATATGATAAATGAGTCGCAATTTTTAGAAAGCATTCACCAAGATAATTTGGAATAGGAGGTTTACCATCCCAATGTTTTGCTCTATCTTCTTTAGTTGGTTTTCTATCGTATTTTTGAAGGAAAGAACTTTCAACCTTAGAACGATAAACAATCATCGCTTCTAATAATTCTCTGTTGTTTACATAATGTTCAGTCTTTTTCTTTGACATACCATTGGACTCATCTATAATTTTTCTTTATTATAGCATACTTTTTAAAGGCTTGACAAGATCTAAAATTATGAGTAGAATCGCTTTGTCGCCTTTGAAGATAAAAATCTAGCCTTCTTTAAGACCTTTAAAGAGATTTTCAAGTTTCTTGCGAGCATCTTCGACCGAGGAAATATAACCCATTTTGGGTGAGGGTTTTACCTTACCTGAAGGATTATAAACATCTATAGAATCATCTTCAATATAATTTGTATACATACTGATTAATTTTTTATCTTTAGTTTCAGTCATAGTAATAATTTTATCAAGTTTAATGATAAAAAAATCATCATCTGACATTTCTATCCAAGGTTTTACTTTAATATACATTCCATGTTGATTATGAAATGATTTCATTGTTACTGGGTTTTGCAATACAATAATAGGATCTCCATCATTTTCGTCTACCATAATCAATGATAGAATCTCTTCTCCCGATACCAGTTTAATAATTGCGTAAAACTCTTCTCCCATTAGTTCTTAAGCGGTATGTTTACAATATCATAATTAAAATTTTCTTCGTTATAAACTTTGATTCTTTCGATTAAGTGATTGAGTGTATAATTTTTTCTTGACTTATAACTGATATCATCGGCAATGTCATATA